CTGCGAAGTAAGAAGGTTAACGAAGGCGATAACAAATAAAACCAACGGAGAAGCAATGGAAATTCTTGAAGACAAGGCACTCATATTCAGAACCAGAAACCCAGATAAATACAGCATCATCCCAAAGCACAAAGTCATGGAACGTGATGACGGTGGATACGATGTCGCTGTTTACTGGGGTCTCGATGAATGCAGGGTGCTACGCAACCTAGGGGTGAAGGACGTTCCCTCACCAATCACACGCCGCTACAAGTGGCCGGGCAGATACAAGCCCATGCAACACCAGATCGAGACGGCTGCGTTCTTGACGATGCACCGCAAAGCTTTTTGTTTCAATGACCCGGGTACAGGTAAGACGCTTGCCGCACTGTGGGCAGCTGACTACCTGATGAGCATTGGGCATGTACGTCGTGTGTTGATCTTGTGTCCGCTGTCCATCATGCAGTCTGCGTGGTTGGCTGATCTGAGCAACAGCATCATCCATCGTTCCGCCATCGTGGCTCACCACCCTCAAGCTAGTCGGCGCATTGAGATGATTCAACAGGACTACGAGTTCGTCATCACAAACTACGAAGGGCTGAACCTAATCGCTGATGAGGTTAACGCTGATGGGCGCTTTGATCTGGTGATTGTTGATGAAGCCAACGCATACAAGACAGTGACTACACGCAGATGGAAGTCGCTCAAATCAATCATCAAGCCAAGCACACACGTGTGGATGATGACAGGCACGCCTGCATCGCAGTCGCCAGTAGATGCGTATGGTTTGGCCAAAATCGTGAATCCGGACGGTGTGCCAAACTTCTTTACATCATGGCGCGACAAAGTGATGAACAAGATCACACTGTACAAGTGGGCACCAAAAGCCAACGCGGTTGATCTGGTACACGAAGCACTGCAACCAGCGATACGGTTCAGTAAAACGCAGTGCCTTGACTTGCCGCCCGTGATGACCACGACACGCGAAGTACCGTTGACACCGCAACAAGCCAAGTACTACAACCTGCTGAAAGAACGCATGATGGTGCAAGCCGCAGGCGAGACGATCAGCGCAGTCAATGCGGCTGCTGGCGTATCCAAGTTGTTGCAAATCAGTTGCGGTGCGGTGTACACAGACGACAAAGAGGTTGTCGAGTTCGATGCTGGCCCACGGCTCAGTGTGTTGGAAGAAATACTGGACGAGACAAATCGCAAGGTCATCATCTTTGCGTTGTTCCGTTCCAGCATCGACACCATACAAACGTACCTGACAAAGAAGAACATCACCAACGAGTGCATACATGGTGGAGTCACACCAAACAAACGCTCAGACATCATCCACAGATTCCAGCACGAGCCAGACCCCCGCGTGCTGGTCATGCAGCCACAAGCTACGGCACACGGGATTACCCTGACTGCCGCTGACACTGTGGTGTTCTTTGGGCCATTGATGAGTGTGGAACAGTACACACAATGTATTGCTCGGTCAGATCGCAAGGGTCAGACTTCAGACAAAGTTACTGTTATTCACATTCAAGGTTCGCCAATTGAAAAGAAAATGTTCAAAGCACTGGAGGCTAAGGTAAGTGATAACTCACTTCTTACCCAAATGTTTGAGATAGAAATAAATTCTTGAAAGGAGTTGCAAAACAAAATTTATTGTGTAACATGTCAAACCTTAGACAAACAAAACAGGAGAAGCAAATGGACGAACAACAAGTCCCATTCGATAAATTGGTGAAGGTCTACCGCAAGATCAAAGCGGAGATCGACACGCTGACACAAGAGTACGACACCAAGGTGGAGCTACTCAAAGCGCAACAAGATGAAATCAAGTTCGCTATCAAAGACCAGATGAAGACACTGGGTGTCTCGTCTGTAAAGAGTCCCTTCGGGACTGTATCCCTGCGTACCTCGACTACGTACACAACAAACGACTGGGCTTCGTTCAAGGACTTTGTTCTTGAGCATGGCGCTGTTGATCTGTTGTTCAAACGTATTGCTCAGGCAAACATGGCACAGTTTCTTGAAGAGAACCCGGGGGTAGTACCACCGGGACTGAACTCGACAACGGAGTACACCGTGGTCGTATCCAAACCAACCAAGTGAGTTTTATATGTCAAACATAACGCTTTTTTCGTCCGCAAACGTACCTGCATTCGCTCGCAACAACGAACTGTCCGACACAGCCAAAGCCCTCACAGGCGGTGGCGTTACCAACACCAAGCGCATCTCTATCAAAGGCGGCGTGTTCCGTCTGGTAGCTGGTGGCAAGGAAGTTGCCGCGATTGATGATCGCCATCTGGAAGTCATCATCGTCAAAGCTGCCCCCAAGGTCAGCCGTATCTTCTACGCCGCATCCTACGATGCCGACAACATCACCGGCCCTGACTGCTGGAGCAACGATGGTGAGCGCCCTGACCCGACTGCGCAGAACAAGCAAGCAGCTACCTGCATGAGCTGCCCAAAGAATATTGCTGGTTCTGGTCAGAACAACAGCCGCGCTTGCCGCTACCAACAGCGTCTTGCTGTGGTGTTGGCCAACAACCCATCGGGGGATGTGATGCAGTTGACCCTGCCAGCCACTTCAGTGTTTGGTAAGGAAGAAGGTGACAAGCGTCCGTTGCAAGCCTATGCACGCTACTTGGCCGTGCAGAACCCACCTGTGAATCCTGAGCAGATCGTCACCGAGATGCGCTTCGATACTAAGGCGGAGTCTCCCAAGCTGTTCTTCAAGCCTGTGCGTTGGTTGACTGACGACGAGTACGAGATCATCAAGACGCAAGCCGAAAGTGCTGACGCACAACGTGCCGTGGTCATGACCGTAGCTCAGAGTGATGGTGTGAAAGCCAACGCTCCGAAGATGGTGCTGGCTGGTAAGCCACCTGTTGAAGCAGAAGCAGAGGAAGACGAAGCACCCGCTAAGCCTGCCGCAAAGAAAGCCAAAGGCGTAGCCGATGCTGATGACGAACCCGAAGTTCGCAAAGAAGCCGCCAAGGCTCCTGCCGTGCCTGCCAAGAAGGGCAAGCTGGCTGATTTGGTGTCCGATTGGGACGATGAATAAATAAGGAGTTTCGGGGGGAAAGCGGATGCGGTCACAGGATACCTGCTTGCTAGCAAGCCCCGTGCAGCGAGTACCCCCACCTAAACAACATGGCCTACTCACAAAAAACAATCGACGCAATCATGCGTGCCCCGAAGACTCAAGGCAATCAGCTTGGGCGCTGGGCAGTGCATCTCAACTTCTCAGTTGTGCGTATTGCCAAAGCACTGGGCGTGTCACGCCAGACTGTTTACAACTGGTTTGAAGGTGGCGAGATTTTCGTTGCTTACGAACACCGTGTTGAAACAATGCTCACCTACCTCAAGTCATCCAAAACAGCAGACGAAGCATGGAGAAAAATATGTCAGCACTACGGCCTCGAAATTTAAGCAATCAAGAACTCATCAAGTACTTTGCCATGTATGTGGACGACAACCCAATGGGTGCACCACTTGACTGGCAGATTGAATTGCTGCGCCGCTTCATGGCAGTAGCACCAGAAAAAGAATTTCCTCCCCACAACGACGCACAACGCGACCTGTTCATTTAAACCCGAAGGACTCACATGACCCCGCTTGAATTTCTAGCGGTTGTTTTGCCGTCCCCTGACAACGGGTTGTACTGTGCGGCAGAACTAACTACAAAAAAGAAGGAGCACAATTTTGTTGAACATCTGGAGGAATTACCCGCATCCATAGTTAAATGGGGCGACAAGAAAGACATCTACTTCGCGCTGTCTACATTTGAGAACAAGGGCAAGCGCACGGCAGACAACGCACGGTTCATCCGGTCGCTGTTCATTGACATGGATGGCTACGACACCAAGAAGGCAGCGGCCATGTCGCTTAACGACTTCATGGTCAAGACTGGTCTGGACTTACTGGGCACGCCATACATCGTGGACTCAGGCGGTGGTTTGCATTGCTACTGGCCGTTCACGAAAGACATAGCCGTTGAAGAGTGGAAGCCTGTGGCTGAGAACTTGAAGCGCCTGTGCAAACAAGAAGGCTTGAGCATTGACATGACGGTGACTGCGGACTCTGCCCGAGTACTGCGCTTCCCCGGAACATTCAACAACAAGGCTAAGTACGCTACGCCGCGCCCAGTGCGCATACTGGCCGAAGGCGACACGTTTGACTTCGATGACTTGGCCAACCACATTGAGAGCCAGCTCAGATCGTTGCCGATGCTTCCGCGCCAGCAACCCACAACGCTCGCCCTGCCCGGCCAACGACCTGACGCACCGCACACGCCCACCACAGTCAAGTTGTTTGAGAACAGCATCACGCTGTTCAAGAACATCTACAAGAAGACAAAGGCTGGCGCAGGTTGTGAGCAGCTCCGATACTACGCAGAGAACGCATCCGACGACGGCATGGAGCCGTTGTGGCGTGGATGGCTGAGCATTGCGCAGAAGTGCAACGACGGCGAGAAAGCGGCGGTCTGGTTGTCCGACCTGCACCCATACCCACACGAGCGCATGCACCAGAAGCTCGCTGAGATCAAGGGGCCATACCCATGCGTGAAGTTTGACTCAGAGAATCCCGGCATTTGTGACGGGTGTCAACACCGAGGGAAGGTAACCAACCCCTTGGCGCTTGGGCGTGAAACTGCCGTTGTCACCACCGAAACTACGTTGGAGCTGCCATCAAAAGAAGGCAAAGAAATAAAAAAAGTAATTCGCCCTGAAGCACCCAAGGGGTATGCGTATGGTGTTCGGGGCGGCGTGTTCATGGAGAAGGAAGACACTGACGCTACTGGCAACGTGACAAAACGTCAGATCATGTTGCTGCCTTACGACCTGTTCCCTGTGGACATTCTGAACAACAACGGAGAGCACCTGATTCACATGCTGGCTGTACGCGAGTACAGAACAATGGACATATCGTTTCCCCAGAAAGCAGTTGTCAGCAAGGACGAAACAATCAAGGCGCTGGCGCAACAAAACGTGATGGCCAGCTTTGGTTCAGGCAATGACAAGAACTTGTATGACTATGTGCGTGCTTGCGCTGAGAAGATGAGCAGCGAGAAGCAACCAATCGACGTGCCTGACTACTGCGGCTGGCAACGCAGCGACACCTTTGTGTGGGGCGGAAAGATTTACTCTCCAAATAAAGAACCCATAGAAGTACCGATGCCCGGCCTTGAGAACATCACGATGAATTCCAAACCTACGGGCACGCTGGAGAACTGGCGCAAATTCATCAACCTGTTGGTTAGAAAAAAACTCTGGGATCACTTGGCGATCATTCTCATGGGCGCTGGCTCACCGCTGATGCGCTTTACAGGGCTGCACGGCCTGACCATCCACTGTGCGTCAACCGAGTCCGGTACTGGCAAGTCGCTGGCACTGGACGGTGCGGCATCCATCTGGGGGCATCCCATCCACTACCGCACTGGTGCGGGCACGTCGCCTGTCGCCATGCAACAGCGCCTTGGTTTACTACACAGCAACCCGCTTATCACGGATGAAATCACCAGCAAGAACCGTGAGGACTTTGAGTGGTTCCCTGCCTTCTTGCTCAGCATGAGCGAAGGGCGCGGCAAAGAGCGCATGGAGTCTGGCTCAAACAAAGAACGACTGAACCTGTCTACATGGGCGGCGATGGCCATCATGTCCTCCAACACCCACGCTGTTGATTACCTGTCTGGTACACGCAAGCATGCTTCTGAGGGCGAGCTGCGTCGCTTGATTGAGTACGTCATGGATGACAAGCTGTCGTGGGAGACAGATGAGATTGAGATCATCAAATCATTGCAGCACAACTTTGCCGTAGCCGGTGAAGCGTTGGTGCAGTACATGGTGGACAACGTCGACATGCTGAAAACGCTGGTGCCTGAGACTGTGCGCCGTATGTATATTGAGTACAAAGCCCCCAACGACGAGCGTTACTGGATGGCTGGCATCGGGTGCGCTATTGCCGCAGGCATCATCATGAACGGTGAGCATGCTGGTATTGCCGAGTTCCCGTTGGCTGAGATCATTGAAAGCTA